GTTCTCGCGCGTGCCGATCGCGCCGTAGCAAGTCGCCGCGTCGGTGATCGGGCGCAGGCCCTTCACCCGGACGCGGCGTTCATCCAGGGTTTGCTCGGCCGTGTCGAGCGTCGCCTCGAGGTTGGCACCGGTGCAGAACCCGAGCTTGTGATTGTTGTCGAAGATCGCGATTTTCGGCAGCGCGGACAGGGCGACATCGTCCAGCGAGAACGCCAGCGCATCGATCGAGGGCGAGACCGAGTTCAATCCCTCGAGCGTGAATCCCGGCCGCGACAGCGTTGCGATATATTCTCCGACCAAGGAGACGACCGAGGCCCGGCCGAGCCCGTAGTCGTAGCAAAGCAGCTTGTCGAACAGGCCCGACGCTCCGGTCAGTGATCGATAGGACCAGTAGACCCGGCTTTGCTCGGGATCGGCCGCGCCGATGATCAGTTGCAGGCTTGCGGGATCGTAGTCGCCGAAGAACGCGCGGTCGAACTTCTCCTTCCCGATCGGCTCGGGGATGCCGGTGGACATCATTCCGTGAAAGCCTTGCGAGGCCAGAAAGAAGATCTTGTCCCCGGCCCGAATAAGCGAATAGGGGGCGAGCAAGCCTTTGTCTTCGGCGATGCGGTCGATCTGGAACACGTAGGGCGCGCCCACCGCGTAGACCATGCGGCGAATGACGCCGTCCTGGAAGATCACGCCGAACTCGCCGCCGGCGACGCCGCGTACGATGCCGCCGTCGGGGAACTCCTGGAAATCGCTCGAATTCACTCCGGGAGTCCACGTCGTCGTGGCGTTGAGCCCGGACCATTGGATGCGATAGGGATTCGAGAGCAATCCGCTCAGCACCAGAAAGCGGCCGACGACCGCAACATACGAGGCTTGTGGCGGGGAGCCGCCGAGATTGGCGAACGTCGCCGACGACGTCAGGTCATAGACCTGCGGCAAGACATTCGGCTGCACGGCGATGACGAAATTGCCGAACTGGGCAAACTGCCAGTGATAGCTGGTCGGCAGATTGGAATAGCCGCCGCCCGAGACATCCTCCCACAACAGCGTGGTTGCATTGAGCCGGTAGAGCTTGTTCAAGGTGCCCGCGAACGCCGCCACCGACCCGTCGGACTTGCGGGCATAGAAAAATCCGCGATTTGGCGTCGCTCCCGGCATGGCATTGGAATAGGGAACGAAGCTCTTCCACGGTCCATAGCCATCGGCGCGCGGCACCACGTTCGAAACGAGCTGTGAGGTCCCGCCGTTGTAATTGGCGATGTCGGGACGGTACTCCCCGAATGGCAGCATCACGGCGTCACCCCCGTCACGCGGATGGCGCCTGCGCCGCGCGTCTTGTTGCTCAGCTTCTCGATCTCGTCGAAGATTTCGTCACGGCGCGCCTTCCAGACCGGTGCGCGCTCGTCATTCACTCCGAACATTTCGGCTTCGACCAGGGCGCCGAACAGGTAAAGGTCTGGATGCGTCGCGAGCAGCCAGTTTGTCCCGCTATCCGCGCCTGAGGACAGCGCGGGAATCTTCTGGAAATAGTCGAATTCGAGCGCGGCGCCGTCGACCGGGCGGACTTTCAGCGTCGAGCCCTCGATCGTAAAGATGCGCGGCACGTCCGCGGGGGAACTCGGATAAGCCGCCTGCAGGTACGACGGATGCACGTATTGCAGCTCCACGCGAGGCGAGCCCGCCCAGGTCACCCGCCGCCAGGCGAGATAATCAGCCGGGAGCGCAACCGTGCCGGAGGACGGTGTGAGCGCGCTCGAGGCTTCCTGCTGGCGCACGCGCAAGCGCCGGTTGGCAGCGGCCTCGAACAGGGCGATGAACTCCGGCACCCGTGCGCTGAACAGCGTGTGGTCGAGCCAGTTCTCGACCGCGGTCCGCAGCTCGGCATAAGTCGCGATGCTCATTTATCCACCCGCAGATGCTTCCAATCCGGATCCCGCAGCTTGCGCGCCACCAGCTCGTTGAACGCCGGCGTGAACATGCGCAGGTCCGTATTGCCGCGCGCATATTCCTCGTTGAGCCACCGCACCAGGATCACGTTGGGGATGCTGGCGACGTGCCGGCCGAAATCGCTGCGCTGCGGCTGCGCTCGCCGCTCGGCGTTGCGATCGAGGATCGGCCCGACGTCCTGGGTGGTGACCGCGATGATTCTCCTGTCGGTACGATCGAGCAGGACGTCGGTGCGCATCACTCAACTTCCGTCACGGAGAGCTTGCCGCCGGCCGACTCCTGGATGACCGCGATCCTCTGTCCCGGCGTGCAGGTGAAGTATTCCGGACAATCGACGGGCAGGTAACTATCGGTGGCGAGCGCAGTCGGCGTGCCGTCGCCGATCCTGACCCGGCAGGCACTCGTAGCCACGACGCGGACTTGATAGGTCTGGACGCCGAAAGCAGCCGAAGCGGCCGAAGCCGCCCCAATCGCAACGTCTTGCGCGGTTCCAAGGCGGGACGCGGAGCGCATTTTCATGCTCTCCGGATCACGGCGAAGAACGCGCCGGTCGCGGAGCCGGTGGCGCCGGATGGCGTGAACGAGATGACATCGTCCTCGTTGACGTCGTTGGCCGCGGTCGGAACCGCGGTGAACAGCGTTCCGGCCGCGCCGCCGGTCACCGAGAGCGAACCGCCGGCGATCGCATTGCCGTTCACCGCGGTGGCCACGGTTCCCGTGCCGGTCACTGCCCCGCTCTGGACGACGCCGACCTTGAGGACCTTGCCGCGAAACGGCACGCGCGCGTGGGCGGCGGCCGGCGCGGCTCCGATCTGGCCGGAATGCGCAAAGACGACCGCCTCGTTGACGGGATGGAGTTCGGGAAGAGCCATGAGTGTTCTCCTGGAAGGAAAGAGCGCGAGTAGCGGATGGCGAATAGGGCTATTCGCTACCCGCCACTCGCTATTTGATCGTTTACGACGTGGTGAGATCGAACACGCCGCCGGAGGCCTTCTCGTTACGCGCCACCAGCGCGTACTCCGAGAGCATCTGGCGACGCTCGGAGTCGCCCGTGCGGGCGAGCGGAATGGAGACCATGCGCCGGCCGTTGAGGAACGCGACCGCCCACATCTCCGTCTGCAGCACGAGGACATCGCGGGCCCGCATGAAGCGGTTGGGCGTGACGCTGAGGCGGCCGAAATCGCTCTCGTAGAAGTCGACCGAGGCCACGATCTTCTTGGCCTTGGTATCCTCGGTTGGCGTGGCGCGGCCCGTGAAGGTCGAGAACACCTGCTTGTTGAACCCGCCGGTGAAGATCGTGTCGGGCTTGCCGCCGCTGTTCCAGATTTTCTGCAGCACGGATTTCAGCTGCGCCTCGGTGAAGGCGCGCTGGGTGCCGTCGGTACGGGTGCCGGTACCATCCGCCGCCGAAGGATCGGCTGCGCCGCCGGCGGTGCCCTTGTCGGTGTTGGTCCTGATCCAGGAGAGGACCGAGGCTGTCTTGCGCGGGACGATGGTCCCATCGCCGGCGGCCTTGGCCTGGTTGGTGCCGACGAGGATCGATTCCATGTCGCGCTTGAGCTCGAGGCCCTTGAGCGTCTCCTGGTATTCGAGCTCGTCGTCGCGACCCGCGTGCTCGACCGCACGCTGGGTGCCGGACACGCGCGCCACCTTGTCCGAGATCTGGCACAGGTTGCCGAGCCGGACCGAGGGCGTGGCCGCGTCTGACGTGGCGTCGTCGCCTTCGACCACCGCATTGGCGGTATCGACGGCGGCAAGCGCCTGCGTCTGCCATTCGTGATTGACCGCGGAAGCCTTTTCCCGCTCGAACGCGGTCATGCAAGGCGTGTCGGTCGGATCGATGCGATAGATGACGTCGGACAAGTCTTCACGGTTTCCGATCGCCTGATAGGTCTGAAACGTATTGCTGGGAACAGCCATGATCGTGCCTTTCTACCGGGTCGCGACGCGGCGGGCCCTGAGCAGGGCCGCAGCGTCCTTGAGGTTGCCGGTCTTCTCGAGCTTCTGGGTGAGGTGCTGGATCTGTGCATCAAGCGCGGCGCCTTTGGGCTGCGAGACGCCGGGCCGCTGAACAGGCGGGACTGGCCTGGTTGCCGCCGCTTTTGCCTTGGCTTGGGCGTCGCGCCACAGGGTTGCGTCCCGGATCAGGAGCTGCACGCGGTGGTCACGCAGAGACAAATCCCTCTGTCCCTGCCACGACTGCGCCAGTTCCGTTTCCTGGAAGCCCAAATCCTTGAGCACGGCGAGCGCCGCGGTTTGCAGCTCCGCGACCTTCTTGGGATCCGCCATGTCGGGGACTTTCTCCTTGAAGAGATCGTCCTCGCGCCTGGCGAATTCCGAGAATTGCTGCACGCGCTCCTGGGCCTGACGCTGCTGCGCCAGCACCATTTGCTGTGCGACCTCGGCAATTTTCTTTTGCTGCACGTCCCACAGCGCGTAGCGAGGCCAGTCTTCGCGCGCCAGGCGTTCGACATCCGCCAAGGTTTTGATATCGGCGAACTCGCCCGCCTGCTGCTGTTGCAGGGTCTGGAGAAGCTGCGGCAGCGCGCCTTCGTATTGCTGCCTTGCCTGTTCCGCCTTCGAGCGTTCGGCCTCGAGGGCCTTGCTCTTCTCGGCGGCTTCCTGCTGACGACGGCTGAAGTCGCCCTCCCGTGACCGCTCGCGCTCTGCAATTCGCTGTTGCGTATCGCGAGGGAGGCTCGTGAAGAGATCCTTGTCTTCCTTCGTCCAGGACCTCGGTGGCTCGATGGGCGGCAGTTCGGAGGCTGCCGGATCGGCACGCTCGGTCTCGCCGGGGGGAGCCAAAAGCTCGCCGACGTCGTTCCCCGCCTGCGCGGGGGTCGATTCCTGCGCAACCTCATGCGGCGCGGCGCCTTCGGCGCGCGGTCCGCTCGGTTGCGGCTGGTCCTTTTGCTTCTGGCGCGCGCCGGCCAGAGCCCGCGCCGCCTCGGTGACGGAAAGTGTCCCCTCGCCATCGACCGCAATCTGGGTCACAGGCTGTTGCTCGCTGGCGCCCGAAAGGGCCACGCTATTCACATCCATGATGGTCCTCGATTATTGCGGCTTGTGAACCAAGTCGCTCAATTGACGCTGCGCGAGCCGGCCGTCCGCGACCACGCGCGTGAGATGGTCTTTCACCTTGCCGAGCACGTTCACCGCCTGCCAGAGTCTTTCGCGTCCATCGCGATCGGCGGCCGGCCAGGTCTTCCAGGCCGCGGTGTAGTCGTCCTCGAGCTTG